CCATGCTTCGGGACAATGCGTTGGCGGTAAACGTCTCCGTCCATCGCTGTAAACACGTCCCTAAAAAGCAAGTTCGACATTTGCGTAAACTCCACCAAGTCCCTGCGTGAAAGCTTACTGTCGCACTTTCGTACTTCCTGCTCACACTCGATATAGCCCCGTAACGCCTTAAGCTGCCTCGCATCACTGCAGGGCAGCTCCATCTTACCAAACCCCAGCGTCAGCTGGCGCAAGGCACGGATGGAAGCGTCACAAGGCTCATCGAGCAACGCACCACTATTCCGGTCGAACACACGGCAGAAGAAACCCCCCATAAAGGCGGGGAGCCTTCCACCACGCTCCTTACGGAACGAGGTGTGGATACCGACCTGACCACAGTCAATCCAGTTTTGAATGGATTTTCCGAAATCAGGTAGGGTAATCGTTAAGAACGACAACCCCTCATGTTCGAACCGCTCCGAGGCGGTATTAATGTCTCGGATGGCGCTAGTGCTACACTGAACCGCGGCATCTGCCGCGATTCGGGACCAGAGTGACATCAGCCTTTTCACCAGCCCTCCTTTCGTAGGAGGTAACCGGATGCCTAGCCTGATGGCGCTCACAACACTCCTCACGGAGTGGTATCACTGAGGGGCCACCTTAGGAGGTGGTCCGCCTATGCGCTGAAGACACTTTCTCCCAATCCTCCGGAACTCACCGGAGGTTATAGAGGAAGATGGATGCCACCCAACGCATCGATAACGCGTTGAACCCCGACGAATAGAGAAAATATGACGAGGAGCGTCCGGTAGGACACCCTTATCTCAATCCTCAGTTCATCGAAGGCCACGTCATCACGACGAGGCCAGCGACGACGTAAGACACCTTCATGACCTACAGGCTGTGAAGCCCGAGTGTCACTATCGGAATCTAAACTGTCGCTGCTGGCATCCTCACTACGACTCGCCACCAAGGAGCTTGGTGACGAGCGCATCCGAAGTAGCAGATGTGAGGGTTTTGAAGCCCTGATACACCTGCATAGCTTCCGCATCCGTGTAACCCGCCGGAGGAAGGTCGAACACGACATAGTATGCCATGTTCACCTTCGTATTCTTCGACGTGTCAAACGGGTTAGCAGTAAGCTTCGAATGATCGATCCTCAGCAAGTGCCGCTCCCGACCCTGTTTCACGAGGGTATGGTTGGCGGAAATGCTGATAAGCCCGTCAGCGGATGTATACCGTGACTCGTTTCCTGCCGAATAAGTCTTCGGCAAGGGCGTGGTCACGGCATTAATCGTGACGGATAGTGGATCGGTAAACGCCATAGGCATCACTCCTAGGGCCCTTACGGGCCCCTGTTGACGAAATGGAACAGTACACACACCCATTAGCGGATTCGGGAAAGTCCCAAAGCCGCCATGATGGCTCTCTGCCGATTTGTCAGAAACGACAGGTCCAAGCCGAAGCCGAAGGGTGTAGCTCGCCGCCGGAGCTTCGTCTCAGTGACGAAGACGTACGGTTCACAAAAGGCGCTCGGGTCCTTCAACCCGGTAGGCCCAATGTGGATATAGGTGTCACGGACAATCGAATGCTCCATGACATA